AGCAGTCATGCGTTTTAGACAAGGTGGATTTATAGATCATCCAGAAGATTATAAGGATGAACCTGTAGCCCGAAATAACAAAACTTATTATTAGTATGATTGAAAAAAAGATTTTTTATAACGAACCTAAACCAACAAAAGTTTCAAACATTAAACCTGTTATGCAGGGTGGTAAATTAAATTATTTAGGAAAACAAAAAACTATAACTGCACCTGTTAAATGGAAGTCAGGTCCAACACATCCTATAACACATCTTGCATATATTTCAGATGAAGAACAAAAAATTTTAGTAAAATTAAATATGTACAAATCTATGAATGGAAAACCTAACAAAGGTCCTTTTGGAATTGTAAGTTTAAATGATGGAGATGGTTCTGGCGGGGATTCAGGAGGAGCTTCTGGAGGTTCAGGAGGATCTGATGCATCAGGAAATGCAGGTAATGCAACTGGAGATTCAGCAGGAGTAGGTGGATCTGGCGCAGGTACTGGTGGACAAGGAGCTGGATCAGGACCTGGAGGAGAATCAGGAACAGGTGGAGTTGCAAGTGGACCAAGTGGTATAGGAGGTGCAGAAGAAGGATTTGGTATTGGACCAAATGCAGAAGCAGAAGCTGAAGAATCAGCGGTAGCAAACACAGGAATTACAGGAGCTCTAAATGCAGTAGCTGGTTTTGCAAAACAAGCAATTACGAATGCACTTAATAATCCAATCGCAACAGCTATTGGAATGATAAAAGGTACACCATTTGGAATGGCAGCTAATGCACTCAGTCAAGCATATTCAAATTATTCAAGGGGTGTCACTGGACCTAATGATTATACACAAGAAACAGTATCAGTTCAATCGGGCCCATCGCAAAGTCCATCGGGAGGTGGAGGTATTAATACACTACAAGCATATGCACCTTTATATAATTCATCAGAAACAAGTGGTGATCCAACTATGGATGCATATATGAGAAAATTAAGAATTAATCTGGGATTACCAGTTTAATGAAAAAATTAACAACTACTATACCACCTAAATCAGGACCAAACCCACAGGGCTTGAATGTTACTTATAATAAGGTTAAGATAGTAAAATCGGAGAAATTAAATGGCAACTATAGACAAGTCACTACCAAACGAAGTTAGAAATACTATTGAGATAGCAAATCCGACTGAATCTACAGAACAAATAGTAGACGTTCAAGAATCTATTCCAAGTACAGAGAATACTGAAATTACACCAACAGCAGATGGTGGAGTTGAAATTAATTTTGAACCAGGTGCCTTTAATAAAGGTGAAAGTGTAAATCACTTTGACAACTTAGCAGAGTTATTACCAGAAGATATTTTAGGACAATTAGGTTCAGAACTTTATCAAAACTTTTTAGATTATAAAACATCACGTCAAGATTGGGAACAAACATATACACAAGGTTTAGATTTACTTGGATTTAAATATGATGAAAGAACAGAACCTTTCCAAGGCGCATCAGGTGCAACACATCCTGTACTTGCAGAAGCAGTTACACAATTTCAAGCATTAGCTTATAAAGAATTATTACCATCTGATGGACCTGTACGAACTCAAATAATTGGAAACTCTTCTAGAGAAAAAGAAGATCAAGCAATAAGAGTTAGAGATTTTATGAATTATCAAATTATGGATGTTATGAAAGAATATGAACCAGAATTTGATCAAATGTTATTTTATTTACCATTATCAGGGTCTACTTTTAAAAAAGTTTATTATGATGATATACTTGGAAGAGCGGTATCTAAATTTGTACCTGCAGAAGATTTAGTAGTTCCATATTCAGCAACATCATTAGATGATGCTGAAGCAATAATGCATACAATTAAAATATCTGCAAATGAATTAAGAAAACAACAAGTAGGTGGTTTTTATAGAGATTTAGATTTATTACCAAGCGATGATTCAACAACACAAACAGATGATGTAAAATCAAAAGAACGAGAAATTGAAGGTGTAAATAAATCTGGTTACGAAGATATCTTTACTTTAATTGAATGTCATGTAAACTTAGATCTCGAGGGCTTTGAAGATCGTGATCCCAATGGGGAAATGACTGGAATTAAACTTCCTTATATCGTGACGATAGAAGAAGGCTCTCGTGAAATTCTATCTATTCGTAGAAATTACGAAATAGCTGATCCTAAAAAAAATAAAATTCAATATTTTATACATTTTAAATTTTTACCAGGACTTGGTTTTTATGGCTTTGGATTAATTCACATGATTGGTGGATTATCTAGAACTGCAACTTCTGCATTAAGACAATTAATTGATGCAGGAACTTTATCAAATTTACCAGCAGGATTTAAAATGCGCGGTATTAGAATTAGAGATGATGCTCAATCTATTCAGCCAGGTGAATGGAGAGATGTAGATGCTCCAGGTGGAAACCTTAGAGATGCATTTATGACTTTACCATATAAAGAACCTTCGCAAACTTTATTAACTTTAATGGGAGTTGTTGTTCAAGCAGGTCAAAGATTTGCTTCTATTGCTGATATACAAGTAGGTGATGGTAATCAACAAGCAGCTGTTGGTACAACTGTAGCTTTACTTGAAAGAGGAAGTAGAACAATGTCTGCTATTCATAAAAGAATTTATGCAGCATTAAAATTAGAATTCAAATTATTATCTAGAGTATTTAAATTATATCTACCTGAAGAATATCCTTATGATGTTGTTGGTGGACAAAAAAATATTAAACAAGCAGATTTTGATGATAGAATAGATATCGTTCCAGTTGCTGATCCAAATATATTTTCTCAAACACAAAGAATTAGTTTAGCACAAACTGAATTACAACTTGCTCAATCTAATCCACAAATTCATAATCTATATGAAATTTATAGAAAGATGTATGAAGCATTAGGTGTAAAAGATATTGATAAAATTTTAATACAACCTGCAAAACCAATGCCTAAAGATCCAGCATTAGAACATATTGATTCATTGGGTGGACAACCTTTTCAAGCATTTAGAGGACAGGATCATAGAGCACATATAACTTCTCATTTAAGTTTTATGTCTACTAATATTGCAAAAAATAATCCTATGATAATAGGTTCATTAGAAAAAAATATGTTTGAACATATTTCTTTAATGGCTTTAGAACAAGTTGAGTTAGAATTTTCACAAGAGTTACAACAAATACAAATGATGTCTCAAAATCCACAAGCTTTACAAAATCCACAAGTACAAGCACAGGTTCAAGAATTCCAAATGAAGTTAGAATCTAGAAAAGCAATCCTAATTGCTGAGATGATGGATGAGTTTTTAAAAGAAGAAAAGAAAATAACATCACAATTTGATAATGATCCTATCGCTGCATTAAAAGCAAGAGAGTTAGATTTACAAGCTCAAGAAAATTATAGAAAAAAACAAGAAGGTGAGCAAAGAATTAATTTAGATAAGATGAAAGCTATGATGAATCAATCAAATACTCAAGAAAAACTACAACAAAATGAAGATTTAGCTGAATTAAGGGCTGCAACTTCAATTGCAAAACAACAGTTTTCTGATATGAATAAGAAAATACAATAAATATTGTTAAATAACACAAAAGGAGTATACATATGGCTATGAAAATGAATTTAAAACAAAATAAAATAGGTAAAGTAATGAGAGAGTTCAAAAAAGGTGAACTTAACATTGGTCAGTCTTCTAAAAAAGTAAAAAATCCTAAACAAGCAATTGCTATTGCATTATCTGAAACAGGAATGTCTAGAAAAAAAATGGCAACAGGTGGATTAGCTAATTCAAAAAGAACTTTTTCTTCAGCTTCAGCTACAAAAGAAGTTGATCATTCAAAATTTACAAATTCAGAAGGTTATTTAGTTGGAGGAATTGATATTGAAATGTCAAATCCACAAGAAACTCAAATTGATGTAGTTCAAGGCCAAGGAAGTATATTACCAGAGAAAAAAAGATCAGCTAAGTGGTATTAAGCAATGTTTCCTATGTTAGGTGCAATTGCTCCATTAGCTAAAATTTTATTTAGCACAA